TTGCCCCAGGCCCAGACATCAACCTCAATACGGTCCTTCTGGACGTCGACCCCGGCAGTCAGGAACAACCCGCCCGCCGGCACCGTGCCTGCACGCCAATCTTCCTTCAGACCCTGCAGGCGCTGCCAATCCGGGGCCTCGCCACTTTCCATCCAGGTCTCGCCGAGCGAGGTGTTGATGAAGGTCTTCATCGTCTCGTCCCCACCGGCGCGCGCGGACAGAAACGCCTTGGCCATCGCCTCAAGCCGTACCCACGGCGAATAGATCTCGTTAAGGTGGAACCCTGCGGTCCCGTTGAACGGCGCATCCGCGATCCAGCGGCCCTTGGAGATGGCGGCCCAGCGGGTCTCATCCTTCCAGGGCGCGTCGCACTCGGCGCAGTGGTAGCGCGCTGTTTCGGGGCGATGGCCGCCGGTCTCATCTTTCTCCCATTTGACCCGATCCCAAGTCAGAATTTGCTCATGGCCGCAGTTCGGACACGGCACCCAGTACCGGCGCTGGTCACTTTCCTCGAAGGCCGCCTCGATCCGGCTGGCGCCCTTGTTTGTCGGCGTCGAGACCAGCACGATCTTGCGGTTCCAGAACGTCACCGTCCGCTTCTTCGCGAGGTTGACCGGGTCGCCCTCGGCCCCCGCGCTGAATGGATAGCGGTCCACCTCGTCGCACAAGAGCAGCCGGATCGGTCGGCTTGCCAAGCCCGAAGGCGCGTTGGCCCCGACAATGGTCAGATGCCCGCCCGGAAACCGCTTGTGCAGGATCTTGTTGTTGCCATCCCGCGAACGCGGATCGGCGATCTTGCCCTGCAGGCAGGGCGTATCCCGCGCCATCGGCGAGAAGCGGTCCTTCGACCAGGTCTCAGCGTCGCGCTCGGTCGGCATCACCACCATGATCGGCGCCGGGTCGTGGTCGATGTGATAGCCGACCGTGCATAACTGCAACTCGGTTTTTCCACACTGAGCCGACGACATGATCACGACAGTTTCAGTCGCCGCATCCGAGATCGCATCCATAATCCCGCGCTGGTATTCGGCGCGGCTCGTGCGCCACTGTCCCGGCTCGGCGCTGGCCTCAGAGCTCAACCGTCGGTTCTGGTCCGCCCAGTCGCTGATCGTCAGGTCCGGCGGCGGCTTCAGAACCGCCAGCGCCTTCACCACCGCCCGCTTCAGGATCAGAGAGCCCGTCAATTTCAGGATCGGTTTCGAATTCAATGTCTGGCTCTGCGAGATCATCGAGCACCTCGCGGATCGCAGTTCGGATCAGGTTCCGGGTATCTCCGACGGTGGGTTGGTCAAAGGCCTGTGGTGCCAGCCGGTCTGGGAGCGCCAAGAGGCGGGTTCTCAAAAGCGCGAGGACGGCAATCCAGGCCGCCTCGATCTCATCCGCCGCAATCAGCGAGCGGCGCTTTTCTTCGGCTTCCATCTCGGCAAGATCGGCCCGCGCCCGAATGAAGCGGGCACGCTCAGCGGCATAGTCTGGCGCACCGGCCTGCGCCTTCAGCGCCTGATCACGCAGATAGCGGACATAGCCGCGCACAGACCCGATCAGATCATACTGGCCGCGTTCGGCCTTCGGGATTACACCCTCGCGGCTCAGTTGCTGTACCCGCCGGTCCGAGAGGTCGAGCAGCCGCGCTATCACGCCGATGGGTTGGGTCGCCGATGACATGAAGTGATCCCCGACCCCTGATCAAAGCCATGTAATTGCTGCGATTATACTGGATCGACCCGCCCGGTAGAGCGAACCTGAGGCCATCAAGCGACGCACCTACGGAGCCCACTATGACCACCGCCGAACGCTACAACGAAGCCGCTACCCGCCTGCTTCCACACATGGCTGCCGATCTGGCTGTCGACCCGACCATCACCGACGCAAACCACATCGACGAGATCGTCTTCCGCCGAAGCGAATTCCTCGGCGGCGTGGCCGTCGCGATCCTTGCCATGATCGAACGCAAAGGCTGAGGTTCAACCATGACACGCCGAGCAACTGACAATTCAAAGGCCATCGACGCCTTCCTTGCCGCAAAGGCCGAGATCGACACCATGCTTGAGCGGCTCGCCGCCCTGAGCGCGGATCATTTCGAGACCAGGCCCGACGAGATCAATTGGGGCCATGTCGGCACCCTGAACCATTACCGCGACCGCCTGCGCGACATCACCGACAGCGCCTTCAAGGAAGGCGAACACGCCGTCTGAGACGCCGCCTTCCCGGTCCCGCCCGCCGATTTGGCGGGCTCGACCTCGTAGAAGGCCCGCACTCCGCGCGCCCCGATACGGGAGACGACGATGACCCAGCTTTCCGATACCCAAGCCCTGATGCTGAGCGCCGCTGCCCAGCGGCCCGAGCACATCGCCCTGCCGCTGCCCGAGAGCCTGCGCGGCGGTGCGGCCGCAAAGGTGGTGGCAGCGATGATCGCAAAGGGCCTGCTACAAGAGGTTGATGCCAACCTGCGCAGGGGCGAGCCCGTCTGGCGCGAGACCGGCGACGGCCACGGCCTCACGCTGATCGCCACCGACGTGGGCCTCGCCGCAATCGGCATCGAGACCGAGGACACGCCGACCGAGGACCCCGTGCCGGACATCCCCACTGAACACGCGGCCGCGCCCAAGGCGCGCACCCCTCGCGAGGGCACCAAGCAGGCCACGCTGATCGCCATGCTGCGCACGCCAGATGGTGCGACCATCGCGGAAATTACCACCGCCACGGGATGGCAGTCGCACACAGTGCGCGGTGCGATGGCCGGGGCACTGAAGAGGAAACTCGGGCTCGAGGTAACCTCGGAGAAGGTTGAGAACCGGGGGCGCGTGTACAAACTCCCTGCCGCTTGACGCACCGGACCCCGACAAACTGATGACCGCCGTCCCTCAGGGGCGACGGTATCTCGTGCGTCTCGTCTTCACAGCGTTCGGCCGACACGCGGCGGAGCCGGGAGGGTGCCCAAATTCAAAAGGCCAACCGATCAACTGCTGCATTGCGGACCGTTTTCCTTTAGAAGCCGGCACATGACGCACCAGAGTACAGCACGAGAATCGGCGCGACGTCTTCCGGAGGCGTTTGCGGCCGGCGCGGTGATAGGCACGCTTGGCGGGCTCATCGGCCTCGGCGGAGCCGAGTTCCGGCTGCCTCTGCTCATCGGCCTCTTCCGCTTCGCTGCCCTCGAGGCGGTCATCATCAACAAGTCGGTCAGCCCCGTCGTGGTCGCCACGGCGCTGATCTTCCGAACCGAAACCGTGCCTGTGGACGACATCCTTGCGCACTGGTCGATCGTTCTCAACCTGCTCGGCGGCAGTCTTCTGGGCGCGTGGCTCGGCGCCGGCTGGGCAACCCGCATAGCCACCGAAAGCCTCTACAAGGTGATCGCCGCGCTGCTGGTCGTCATCGCGGTGGCCCTTGTCTTCGGCCACGACGCCACGGCGGGCGAGCCGCTGATGAGCGGCGTCGGACAGGTTCTGGCCGGCCTCGCCGCAGGGTTCGTCATCGGCGTCGTCGCCTCGCTGCTCGGTGTCGCCGGGGGCGAGTTGCTGATCCCGACCCTGGTTCTTCTCTTCGGGTCCGACATCAAGCTGGCGGGATCGCTGTCGCTCGCCATCAGCCTTCCGACCATGCTTGTCGGCTTCACCCGCTACAGCCGGGATAGCAGTTTCTCGGTCCTGTCGCGAAACCGTGCCTTTCTCGTCGTCATGGCGGCAGGGTCGATCCTCGGCGCCTGGATCGGGGGGCGCCTGCTGGGCATCGCCCCCGGCGAGATCCTGCTGCCGATGCTTGCCGCGATCCTGCTGGTTTCGGCCGTCAAGGTTTGGCGTCACCGCTGAAAGCGTCGTGAGCCGACCCTTCAGACGTCCCGCGCATCCGGATCGCCTCGAACACCCGCCGCAAGGCGAAGGAACGCGCTATGCTCACCACGGTGAACACGGCGCCCATCTTCAAGTTCTGCGCCAGCGTCGTGTGCAGCCCAAACAAAGGAAAGATCAGGATCTGCGTCACGACGGCGACGCCATAACCGACGATTACGTTGGCGACGGACTCGACCAACGACATGAGGCGGGACTGCTTCATACCTCAAACCCCAAGCGGCTCAGGGCATGCCGAAAACTCGCTTCCTGAAACTCCCGATTCAGGCTGCCATTTTGGAGGTAACGTTCACCGGGAACGCGCAGGGCAATGGTTTGATTGGAGCAATCAATGGCCGGTAGATAGGCGATGGCCTGCCTATCGAGCGCGACGAGGGCGTAAAGGTCGAACGCATTTTCCGGATACCGACGCCGCCCACCTTTGCCGGCGCGTCGAAGTTGGAACAAATACCCGGGCGTGACCCTTGTCTTGGGATCATGGTTTTTCGGCTTCCGGGTTGATTTAACCTGAACGCGAAGCAGCGCCCCATCGACATCCACCAAAATATCGTATGGCAGCCCTTGATCGCTCAAGAACGCGCGATATCCGCTCATGATGAGGTCGGCACATACCAAGTGCTCGGCGGCCTTACCAACTTCCAGATCATCACTGCATTCGACGTCTGGCCTGTCAAACTCGCTGTCGGGCAAATCAAATCCCAGATGCTCAAACAGCGATTGCTGCATGTCCCGCCTCCCGGCTCCGTTCGATGTCACCGAAGGTCTGTCCCGTCTGCGACAACTGCGCCTCTCGACCAGTGAACTCTTGCCATCGACGGACGATGACATCGACGTATTTTGGGTCGAGTTCGATCAATGAGGCATGGCGACCGGTCTTTTCCGCGGCGATCAGCGTCGTGCCACTGCCACCAAAAGGGTCGAAGACAAGATCGCCTTTCCGGCTCGAATTCCGGATAGCGCGTTC